GGGGACCTGAAGAAGATTCTTATAGCGGAACATTTAAAGTAAAATAAAAAAAATAAAAGTTATGAAACATTTTCTCAAATACACTCTTTCGTGGGTATCACAAAATTTAGCTGTACCTTTTTGGACAATAGGCCATATACATTTAATGACATCAATTTATGCTGATGTAGTTGAAATAGTAATGTCGCTTGGTATGAACTTAATAGTTGCAGCAGGATTTATACATGATTTTATAGAATATAGAAAAGAAAAAGTAATCAATAAAAATAAATAAAATGCAAGAACAACCAAAGTTAAACATTGACTTTAAAAACACCTCACCAATAACTGGTTTTGATGGGGGACATTTATTCGGGCAAGCAGTTGTCATACGAAAAATCTCTAAATTTATAATTGGATCAGATGAAGACCAACTCATTCCAATCCCTGTTTTTTATGATCTAGATAGTCGTAAGATTCTTTTAGATTCTTTACCTTTAGAAATAAGAGAAGAATATAGAGATATTTCTATTTAATTTTTGTATCTTTGTTGGATCCTTTAATATGTATAATCGATGGGACGTTTAAAAAAATATCAAACAGAAGAAGAAAAACAAGCTGTTAAAAAACAACGTGCCCGAGACTATTATTGGAACAACAAAGAACAAGAAGATGAAAAAGCCAAACAACGTTATCGAAAAAAAAATAGCAATATATTACATTCATAATGGGGATGATATTCCATTTTATGTAGGAAAAACAAATAATCCATATAGAAGAAATATATCTCACAAACATAATATGAGCGAACATGTTTATTTAGAAATAATAGATGAAGTATGTAAAGAAGAATGGAAGTTTTGGGAATGTTATTGGATAGAGCAATTTAAACAATGGGGTTTTAAATTAAAAAATAAAAACAATGGAGGAGGGGGTTTATCGGATTTAACGGAAGAACATATAAATAAATTAAAAAAACCAAAAAGTGAAATTGCTCGAAAAAATATGTCAAATGGAAAAAAAGGACATCCAATGTATACACAAGAATGGAAACAAAATATAAGTAAATCCAAAAAAGGAATACCTAACCCTAAACTTTCTATATCTAGAACAGGTGTTCCCCACCCTAAAAAATCTAAAAGAATATTTCAATATGATAAACAATTGAATTTAATTAAAATGTGGGATTCTGCTAAACAAGCAGGAGAAACCTTAAAAATTAACCCTTTAGACATTCAGTGTGTTGCAAGAAATAAACAAAAAACAGCAAAAGGTTTTATTTGGAAATATGAATAATAAAAAACAAATAAAAGATTTATGGGGGTGGTTAAATGAAATCACCCTCTATAAAACTCCCATTGAAAATATTTCGGAAGATTCATGGGACAAATGGAACTCCTATATGGTTAGTCGATACGTATCGATGGATATACGCTACATTGAGTTAGCAAATTATATTCAAACTATACCCTACGAAAACAAACAACAAATATATCAAATTTATAGAGAGATGATTCCAAAACAAAAAACGTTCTTGAAATATATCAAGTCAAGAACCAAGAAACAGCCTGCTACATTGGTAGAGTATGTAGCAAAACATTTTGAATGTAGCTTAGGTGAAGCAGAAGAGTACATTGATATACTCCGCGAAAGTGGAACTAGAAGAGTTCTATATGACATGGGGTTAAATGAAAAAGAAGCAGAAAAACTTCTAAAAAAATGAATAGAGAAATTAAGGTTACAGACTCAGTTGTAGATTCAATTATTGACCAATTTGTTGAAAGAGCAACATTTGGTAAAACAAAATATGGAGTTGATTTAGATCGTGAAGATTTAAGTATTTTAGAGTGGATTGAGCATGCCAAACAAGAACATATGGATGCCATTTTATACCTAGAAAAATTGAAAAAAATTGTAGAGACAAAAGGTCTATAATATTTATAATAAAATATCTAAATGAACAAAGAAACATTACGTATGCAAATGCTTTCAGGTGTAATCACTGAAGGACAATATAAAGCAAAATTAGAAGAAAAAGAATCCCTTAACGAACACTACATTGCTGGTGGAATTGTTGGAGTTGGAGCAATTAATAATCCGTTTGAAGGACGTAAAAAAGAATCATACGAAGATGCTTTTGAATACTTTTTAAACAAAAAATATAGTTTAAAAGAAATTGAAAAATTTGAAGGGGATCTTCCAAAAAAAAATGATTTAAGAAAACTAGAAGGAGAATTAATAAACGCAGGACATGATGCTAAACTTTCAGGAATTGATTTAAATTTTATTCTAGTAAAAACTCCTAGTGGAAAAGAATTACAAGTAGTTGTTAATGATGAAGGACAATATGTAGTTCAACCAAGAGATGCTGGGACCATAACAGATAAAGTAGAATTTGGTCCTACTACTAAATCATCATCAGGAGAAAAAGAAGCTAATTTAGATACAGGCATTAAATATGTTGTTAATTATTTTGATTTTTTAAAAAAACAAACTAAGATAAAATGAACCCAAGAGACACAGTCAAATTAGACATACCTCTATTTATTCGTTTACTCGAATATGCTAGAGAGGATGCAAAAGACGATATGGATTTGCACCGTGTAGCAGAAAACGCAATTGACTTGTCTCGTTTAGGTGGAACACTAGGAATGATCGATTACGAAAACATAATCGGACCTCAAGAAAATATTGAAGAAATTAAACGTTGGCAATTAAGAGCTGGTATTATCAAGTAAATTAAAGTGGCACGAGCAAAAAAAGAGGGCAAACAAAAGCGTAATAGATCCAATTTAGCTAAACGTCTTAAATTAATTAAAAAAAATAATCAACTATTAAATAAATTTAAAGAAACGGCTTAGGACCGTTTGCTAGTTATAGCAAGAGAATACTTTTATCGCTATCAAGATATTCTCAAGAAAGCTTGCCTTTGGCAGGCTTTTTTTGTATCTTGATATAATGAAGAAAAAGTTACCTTTTATATTAAAGGAAATAAAAGAAAAGTTTTTACCTCAAATTGACTACGCAACCCAAAAATCAATTTCCTACTCTCAACTTTCAATGTTTAATGATTGCCCTAAAAAATGGTCATTACAATATAAAGAAGGGTTTAAACAATTTACTTCTTCAATCCATACTGTTTTTGGAACAGCATTTCACGAAACTCTTCAACACTATCTAACTGTATTTTATGAGCAAAGCGGAGCAGAAGCAGACAGAATTAACACATCTGAAATGCTAGAGGAAAAAATGAGAGAACTTTACAAAGAACAATACAAATTAAACAATAACCAACATTTTGTATCCCCAGAAGAACTTAGAGAATTTTATGAAGATGGAGTTGAAATTATAAGAGAATTAGCTAAAGATAGAAATAAATATTTTGGTAAACGAGGATGGCATTTAGTAGGGTGTGAAATACCTATTATACTAACACCACATCCAAAATACCAAAATGTAATACTTCAAGGATTTATTGACGTTGTTTTATACCACGAACCAACAAATAAAATTAGAATTATAGATATTAAAACATCATATAATGGTTGGAACAAAAAACAAAAAGCAGATGACCCCAAACAATTTCAACTTATAGCATACAAAAAGTATTTTTCCGAAATTTATAATATACCTTTAGAAAATATTGAAGTTGAATTTTTAATTGTAAAACGCAAAATATTTGAAAGTGAGCAATTTGTTATTAAACGAGTCCAAATTCATAAACCAGCAGCAGGTAAAGTAAAATTAAATAGAGTAACAAAATCAATAGAGGAATTTATAGAACAAGCATTTGATTGGAATGGTTTTAAACAAGTAGAACACCAACCTAAAATAAATGATAATTGCAAGTGGTGTCCTTTCTATAAAACTCACTTATGTTCTGCAACCTACTAATATATCACCATATGTATATACGATAACATAAAATTAAAAACATATGAGTGATAAAACACAACAATTAACTTCCGTAAAAATTGATACGGAATTATTCGACAAATTTAAAATTGAATGCATAAAGCGTAAATTCTCGTTTCAAAAACTAAGTGAAAGAGCAATCCACCTTTATTTAACAGATGAGGACTTTAGAAAAAAAGTTCACAACCACAACGACCTAAGCTTGGAGACAGAAGGATAAATAGTTACATTTACAAAAACAAAAGTTATATATGGAAAAATTCGGTTATTTGCCTCAAAACGAGAGGAAAAAAATCTTACTAATTTGCGATGACATTAGAGTACATTCGGGTGTAGCAACAGTAGCACGTGAATTAGTTTTAAACACAGCTCAACATTTCAATTGGGTAAACGTAGCAGGAGCAATCAATCATCCCGAACAAGGAAAACGATTTGATCTATCAGCAGATACAAACACAAACACA